GAGTACTTCTTGGGCTGATAATTCTTTACTGTATACTCTGGCTAATGCTATATTACCGTCTAGATTTCCTATTCTACTTTCAGCGTCACCTACTTGAAACTCTGCGGTTGTATAGTCTACTCTAAGGTCTATAGATGTACTACCAATTTCAGAACCGTTTATATAGCACCTAATAGTAACAGAACTTCCCCCGGAAGGTCTAGTACAAATAACGTGGTACCAGGTATTTGTGGAGATTATTTGTTGAGGGAAAGAATAATTACTGTTGTTTCTGTATCCAAAATTAATTTTAATACCAGAATCATCAAAAACTTGCAACCCTATTCCACCGGAGCTCGCATGTCCTATCAAACTGTATCCAGCCACTCCTACTCCGGTTGGATTAGTATGGATTTTAAAAACACCTTCCATAGAATATGGTACATCGTTATCAATTCCAGAAGTTACCCCCAAACTTGACATAAGGTTGTCAGACATTGCTATTCTATCATCTGTTCCATCGAATACAAAACTACCTTGATTTGAAGAATCAAATGTAACTCCATTCTCTAAAGTACCAGAAGACCGATTTGTAGACAACTCTATACAGCTAGTTCCAGATCCCGGATATGACTTAGTATTAGCAGGATCAAGTGAAAATATTAATTCATCTGTTATTATTTTAGGACCTCTACTAAAACCCATCCTTTTCTCCTTTAACTATAACCGTAGTATACATACTACTCTAAACTATCTACAGTTTCTGTTGTAAAAGAAACCTTACCTTTGGTATAAAACTTATTTTGACCGTTAAGTTGTGCGTTAATACTGTCAGATATAATATGACCTAACATATTAATTTGAAATTCTGTTCGTACTTTACGATCTTCTCCTTGATTAAGCTCTGTAACCGTAGTAAAGTTATCTATCATTGCACGGAATTTAAACTTCTCCGGGTCTCCCCAGTAGGCATCTGATGCAAAATTAATAGATTCTACTATTTTGTTCATTTGTTCTATGTAATCGGTAAATACTATACAGGAATACGTCAGGTTTACGTAGTCAGGTACTATAACTCCGTAGTATTCGTCTACTTTATTTCTATTATTTAAAATAGAAAACCGATCATATACATTCTTTTTAGAAAAACTCTTTTTAAATATGCCGTAATTGTTAGGACTGTTAGCATCTAACTTATTTCCAATACTTCTATTCTTTTCTATAGAGTCTCTCTTGTACATTATGAGAGGAGCCTGTATTTTACCGTTCTTATCTCTATAGAATCCATCTTTTTGTACGGCCGCCCACCTTTCTGGAGAACCGTAGATAATAGGGACATTCTTTTTTGTACTATTCTGTATAACAGACGGCCGGATAACGTTGTTAAAATAATATACGATGGTTTCATCAATGTCTCTAAGGCCAATCGTAAACTGTTTTACGTTATCATCCTTAACCGATACTCTATTACCTCTATTATCTTGAGGATTAATGTCAGAACTAGTAGAACCAACGGCTTGTTGGGAGAGTTGGCGTTGGGTTTTAGGGATAGGTTTACGGGTAGCCATTATTCTCTTCCTTTATAGTTCCGGGTAATGTGAGAACGTAGACCTTTATTAAATTTCTTTAGAGCTTGTAAATAATCGAATAGCTTGGCATCGTCTGGGTACTGTTTAATGGCTTTCTCGAAGTCTTTTTCGAATTCTTCCATATTAGTACGTAGATCTTTTAGAGGAGTGTACTGTACCTTAGAAAAGAACGTACGAGTTTCAGGATCATACCCGGTTGGTACGATTTTACCTCTATTTCTTCTATCTACTTCAGTAAAAAGCTTGTCTATTTTACTCATTATACTACCTCTGTAATTCCTACTTTGTCTCCACGTGTTAGGTGACAATCTACTATAATAGATATGCTTCTACCGAACTGTGAACCGTAATCAGTTAGGTTGTAACTGTTGTCTCTACCTACAAATAGTTGATTTTCACGTACTGTATCTACTTCATAGTAGTCTTCATGCCATAATACTATGTCTCCTACTTCAGGTACTACTTGAATATCAGTTAAATCCTCTCTTAAAAAGGCAAAAGAGGCTTCTCTACTTAAATCAGGGCCAAAGTCGTCGGTTGATACTACTTGATCCCCTCTAGTTATCAAACAATTAAGTTTTGTTGGGGTATAGAAGATTTTACTTAACGATTCCCCGTATATATTAATTTCTGTGTCTTCTAATGATAGTTTATAGTATAGTACTTCCTGTTCTACTATGTCTTTTAGTAGCTCTCTATTGATTTTGGTAAGTAAATTAAAGTCTCTATCACTTCCAAATAGCATTAAGCCCTCTCAATAGTTTTAGTAGCTATTTCAAAACGTTTTACTATAGGATCTTTCATACATTCCTGTCTTACGAACTGAAAAGCACCTTGTGGGTCGGCTTTTGTACGTATTTTAACGTCATACATGGCGATATCTCGGCCTTCTTCGTTACCGGCCGTGTTTACAATAGTAACTCCTTTAACGGCACGTATAACATCGGCTACATCCATTACAGATCCCTCTTCAGAGTAGGTAACTCTTACTAGACCCTTATAGATCTTGTTATCTTCTTCTAGTAATAACTCTTTTAAACTAATCATTATCCTATATAAATGGTCATTGGTACGTCTGAAAGAGTATCTTTAAGGAATTTACTCTCATTACTCTTTCTTTCCAGTTGAGATAGACGAGAAGTTTGATCTAACATCTCTCTAAGGTTGGTAAGTAGTGATTCTTTCTCTGTTCTTGCATCAGCTAGTAGGTCTGCCTGATTTAAAGTTGCTTCTGAACCTGGAACGGGTACTGTAGTGTACTTTCCTCTAATATATCCAAGTAATTCTCTTGTTAATGCTAAAGTATACCGATAAATCCACTGTTTACCAACACTATTTAAGTCGGTATATGTTGGATTCTCGTATGGAACTTCGGCTACATTAGTAATTAGACCTGTTCCCTCTAGTAAACTGGCGGCTTTCTTCTCATCTACCTTGAAATATTCGAAATACAAGGTGTTAGCCTCTCTTGGTAATGGAAATACCTTTAATTTGTTATTAACTATCTCAAAGCTATACCCGGAACGTCTAATTTGGTCGTTAAATTCAATAGCTTGTACCTTTAAAGCGTCATAAGAAGCCGGCATCAATAGAAAGTTAACACCAGGACTATAAGAACCAAAGTCAAAAGCATCAAGTAAGGACTGAATACCGGTTCCTGTACCGGCATAAGGGTCAAAGTAACGTAAAATAGCAGGAGGTGCTTGGTAAAATACTCTTCTGACTTCTATAGCCCCTTCTATACCTTGGGAAACCGCCCAAGCATCTAAGTCGTATTCTTGAACTGAGGCTGTTAGAGGTAGCTCTCCGGTATACTTAGTTACATTTCCTCCTACTCCTGCCTCTGTTCCATAATTTTTGCTTATATTAATTACTCTATCCAGAGATGGATTAGCTATCTTATTGTTAGCCGTTTCAAATGCACTTGAACCTTCTAAAGATAAGTAGTTCTCTCTTATTTTGTATTGAAATACTTCATTACCGTAAGTAGTAACTGCTTCTTCAAAGCAGGCATAAAAAGAACCAGAAGTTAATTCAACATCCATTAAAGGATATCCTAACCTACTGGCACAAAAGCTAGCTACTTTGTCTGCATCAGTTTGAAATTCTATATCTAAGTCATAGAAACCGAAAGGTGTTTGACCTGCTGCAAACGTTGAATTACCATTCCATATGGATATATTAGCCATTTATCTCTATTTTTCTTATAAATAGTGTCGTACCCTACCTTATACTAAGATAAGAATTAAATCATCGACGTCCAAGTCGAACCGTTCCAGAAGTATGGTTTAAGTTCGGCTCCGGAACCGGAGGATATAATTGATCCGGAAGGTGCAGAGGTAGGGGCCGGGTGAGTAGGTTCTAATGTTAGTATGTCAGAAATAACTACGCTACCAGATACTTCTAGCTTGGCAGTAGGAGTTGCAGTTCCAATACCAACGTCGGCGTTGTTGCCGAGTATGACGGTATTGGATTGTTCTACTTCAACGTTGGCACCAATAGCCGTGGCATTTATAATATTTACACTTTGAGAAACGTTGGTGTAAGGTCCTAGTAGAGTAACTAGGGAACCTCTACGTTCTTGACCGTCTGAGCTACTTCTACCAGCGTAATAACCAAGAGCTACAGAACTAGAAAGGTATGCTCTTTCCATAGCAGAACTACCTACAGCAACGTTGTTATGCATTCCTCCTGCCACCTGGGGGCGGCTTCCGGCAGATCTTCCTACGTACACCGAGAAGTCTGCTGTATTATTGAAACCGGTACTAAGTGACCATCCTGCATAGGCGCCTATAAAAGTACTGTAAGAAGCTCCAACGTTTTGACTGGCGTTGGCCCCTACGAGTGTAGTACTTAGACACTGGGTGTATCCGGTGGGCATGCTCCCGGCAGAAGCTCCTATAACAGTAGAGTATTCTGAACCAGGTAAATTTTGGTGTGCATTAGCACCAATTATGACGTTGCTTCTAGAATAACTTTCTGCGTCTCCGGAAGTTGCGCCACCTATAATTATATTTCCCTGATTAAGAGATGTTGTATTAAATTCAAATAAGTCTACATTATCATTAAGAAGTATATAAGAACCGGAGACTTTATGTATAACTCTTTGTCCGTCGATTTTGTAATCGTTATCTGCTTGTAAATCTAACGAACCGGTAATAACTTGATCTCCTACAAACTTACTACTACCGGATACTTCAAGTTTGGCAGTAGGAGTTGCGGTACCTATACCAACGTCGGCGTTGTTACCTAAGATTACGGTATTAGATTGCTCTATTTCAACGTTGGCACCTATACCGGTTGCATTTATAATGTTTACGCTTTGAGAAACGTTGGTATAAGGTCCTAGTAGAGTAACTAGAGAACCTCTACGTTCTTCTCCAGTAGCTGCTGCATAATTAGAACGGTACCCTATTGCAATAGAGCTAGATAGGTAACCGTTTGTCATAGTTTCTGAACCAATGGCTACGTTTTTACCTAAACCATCTACAACATAGTTACTGGTTCCTATGTATTTAGCAGATCTGTAGCCTAGAAATACGGAGTCTCTTCCAATATCTCGCCCATTTGTGGAGCCTTGGCTCCCTGCTTCAGATCCTATCATAACCGATTGATACGAGCCAATAAATCTTCCAGCACTGTATCCTATAGCTACATTGTTATCTACTTCATCAAAAAACGATGGGATTAAACCGAAACCTTCTAATGTGTTAGCCCCTATAGCAACATTGTACTGTGGGTTAGAAGTGCCGTCTAAAGCTTCTGCACCTATTATTGTGTTATACGAACCAATAACGGTACCGGTTGAATGTGGGCCTCCGATTATTGTGCAACCAAGTCCTGTAGTGCCGACACCTAAGAGATCGGTTACAGCTATTCCGTAACTTACATCATCACGGTTATCAAAAGCAGGATCACTTAGTTTTGTTAAAAGCTGTCGATCAGCTATACGTACACTCCCGCTAAATACCGCCGGACCTATATTTGTAAAAGTAGAAGAACCGGATATAGTTAATGAACCGGTAATAACTTGATCTCCTACAAAATTATTTGAACCGGTAGTTGCAAAAGAACCGGTAACGGCTTCTATACTATCAACCTCGGTTTGAATGGAACCGGTGAAGGTATTTAAAGAACTAATATCTACACTTTCGGATATAAAACCAAAAGCAGTAATTTGTGCCGAACCGGATACAGTACCGGATGGTACTTCGGTTAAATAGGAACTTGTTGCAGCAGTTAAATTATCTACTTCGGTTTGAATGGAACCGGTGAAGGTATTTAATGGAGTTAAATCTGTTACAATACCGGTTAGGTTGCTTCCATCTCCTTCAAAAGAACCGGAGAATGAACCAGAGTATACATACGAAGCTTCGGAAAAGATTTCACTTATAGCTTTAGAAACTGCTCTATTATTTTCTCCAAAGAAAACTTGACCGTTAAGTAGGTTGGGTACTGCGTTTGTTCTACCTGCTCCAAGTACTACTCCGGAACCGTTGACTGCGGCTTTGGTTACAATACCTAGATTTTGGATTAAGTTGGAACCGGTAGGTTGTACATTCGTATATCCCCCGCTTTCTCCAACATATACTACGTCTCCTTCTATAAATTCAGAGGTATTTACTCCATTTATGAATCCTATCGCTACTCCGAGTCCGGCTTCTTCGTCTGCAAGGGTTTCGTTTAGTATAAAAGTAGCCGGCATTGTAGAGGCGTCAGAAGCTGATGCAGCTATTACTGTATTTTCATTTCCTACTGATCCGGTTACGTGTACCGGTGTGCCTTTTTGTAGGGTTGTCCCGGAAACATTCTTAACCTGCTCGTAAACTGTTCTTAATAGATTAAAGGTTAAGTTACCGGCTCCATCAGTAATAATTATTTGTTCGGCTGTTCCGTCGGTTTCTGGTAGGTTGTAGTTGTTGAGCCGAAAAGACCCTGTTATATTAACCGAGCCTGTAAATTGATGAGTGTCGTCGGAGGTGTCTCCAAATATGGTTGATCCGGAAGAGAAAGATTGTGTTAAAAAGGTAACAGAAGAAGAAACTATGTACTGATTTGCAGTTAGGTTTCCAGTTATAGTAATATTACCGTCTACGTTTTGATCTCCTACAAAACTGTTAGAACCGGTAGTAGCATACGAACCAGTCTTTGATGTTAAACTAGTTATTAATCCGGTATTAGAAGTAATACTAGAAGCTAAAGAAGCTGATGTTTCTACAAAGGCCCCGCTTATCTCTGTTGCCAGTTGTGCCGAACTTGATACTGTACCTTCCGGTACATCTGTTAAGTATGAACTTGTGGCAGCGGTTAAGCTATTAACCTCTGTTTGAATCGATCCACTAAAGTTATTTAACGGAGTTATATCTACACTTTCAGAGATGAAACCAAATGCAGTAATTTGCGACGAACCGGATACAGTACCAGAAGGTACTTCTGTTAAGTAAGAACCAGTTGCAGCTGTTAGGTTATCTACTTCCGTTTGAATGGAACCAGAAAATATATTTAATGCTTCTACTTCTGCAGAACCTTCTCCTCGAGGTCCTTGCGGACCCTGTATCCCTACTGAAGTAACAGTAACTGTGGTTCGAGGGGTTTGACTAACTGTGACGTCATTACTTGTAGTAGAAACGTTTACTTGATTTTGGGCCATATTAATATGCTCCGGTTGTGACTTCTTTATCTAACGTTACCTTACCTTGAATCACTCTAGTTACTGTAGCTGTGTTCCCGGTGCCGGATACAAGTTCTAAATCGTAAAATGCTGTATTAAAGTCAAGTAGAGAGGAAGTAACGGCAGCAACATACACTCCAATAGTACCAGAAGTAAAAGGATTAGTTCCAGAAGAACCTCTGAGGTTAAGGCCGGTTCCAGAAGCATCTAAACTACTGCTAAGAGTAAGGTAGGTAGTAGGCCCACCAGGAAGATTTTTAATTTGCATTCGGGCTTGGTACCCAGTTAAATCTATAGGATCACTATTAGAATCTTTATATGCAATTTCAAAGTCTACCGTCGAACCTTGTTCAATAGTAAAGTTGTAGATACCAGCTGCCATTTCAGTAAATTTTATATATAAATATGTACCTTTACTCTATTCTCTATAAAGCTCGTATACACTCAAAATAGGGGATACTATTTCATGTCGATGGTTTTCAGTAAGAGTAAATACTCTAAAGCCTTCCACGTTCTCTTCTAGTCTGTTTAAGAATGAAAAACCGGATGTCCTTTTATCTCTGAGGTCTATTTGAGCTATATCCCCACATATTACCATCTTACTGTTTTTACCTAGACGTCCGATGACGGCCTGCATCTGGGTATGGGTAACGTTTTGGGCTTCATCTACTATTACAAAAGAGTCGACGAAAGTACGTCCTCTTATAAAGGCAAACGGAACTATTTCAATAGTACCTTTCTCCACCTCTTTATCTATCTTCTCTTTGTTGTATAACATGTAGAGATTGTGATAGATAGGTGCTAACCAAGGGTCCATCTTCTCTCTAATATCTCCTGGTAGGAACCCGATATCTTCTTTAGAAACAGTAGGACGGGTAATAATTACTTTGTTTACTTCTCTGGAGAATAGGAGGTCGAGGGCGGCTTGAGCGGCTAATAACGTTTTTCCTGATCCTGCCCCTCCTCTTAAAACTGTTATCGGACTTTGTAGTATAACTGCTTTTGCTTTCTTTTGCTCCTCGTTAAGTTGTACGTTAAATTTTATTGGATTTTTAGGTTTTCTTTTCATTTGGTACACATCAGAAGTGTGCGGAAG